CCCGAGCAGGAAGCGCCGAATGTGCCGGGACTGGCCGCTGTTCTTCTGTGCGACCTCGACCAGGCGCCGGAGCGCGGGGATGCCCCCGGCTTCCTTGTCGGCCTGCTGCTGCCGCTGCGCGGCGATCAGTTCGTGGATGTCGTGGGGCGTCGGGGCTCCGGCTGTCGTGTGCTCTTCCATCGGGCTCTCTCCGTGGATCGTGGTCAGGACTGCTTGGCGAGCAGATCGGGGTGGAGCTGCTCTTCGGGGATGTCGCGGCGCGCTTCGTAGCCGCACCACTGCGCGTCGATCGCGTGCTGCAGGCTCGCCGGCGAATCGAACACGACGACCATCGCTGCCCGGTGGTGGGCGCGCTCGCCGTCGGGGGTGACGACGGTCAGCTCGCCGGCGTCATGCAGGGTGCCCTCGGGCACGCCGGGCTTCGGTGTCGGGGGCAGGGGGTTCGCCGGCGCGGCACCGTGCTCCCAGTGCGTACTGAGGATCTGCGAGATGAACCGGACGCCGTCTTCGGTCACCTCGGTGCGTCCGTACTCGGTCAGGCCGGTCACCGGGTGGGTGTAGCGGCGTTTGCGCACGACGAGGCGCGGGTCTTCGCGGTAGCGCCCGGCCGGCAGGTTCTGGCGATCGAGCGCGCCGAGTTCGCGCAGGTGGCGGGTCATGGTGTTGCGGCCGATATCCAGCTTGGCCGCGGTTTCCGACAGGCTGTAGGTGCGTTGGCTCATGGTCAGGACTCCCGCTCGAATACCCAGCATTTGACGGTCCGCCCGTCGTGGATCGTGGAGCGCACGGCACGGTTGGATTCGACGAACTTGCGGACCTTGCTGGCCTTGAGGTGGCGTTTGAGCTCGGTGGTCGTCGGGACGCGCAGCTTCTTCTCGGCGGTCACCTGCTCGAAGTGCTTGAGGTTGATCGCGATCTCTTTGTGGTCCGGCCGGTAGTGGTTCAGCACGGGGAACCCGGCGGCGTTTTCGACGTGGTCGAACGCCTCCCAGAACTCCTGGACGATCGGGTGGTCCGCGTTGATCGCCTGCTGGCGCTCGCGGGCCATGTCCTCGAGCAGCGTCATGGCTTCGCCGACGGCGCTAGACGGCAGCAGCCCGAGCCCGTTCGGGCCGAGGCACTCGACCAGGGCCATGAGCTGGCCGTGGTTCTTCGCGATGCGGTGCATGCGGATCTCGGGCAGGGAGGCGATGCCGTCCTCGTAGACGGGCGTCTTCTCCGCGACGAGGTCCAGCAGCTTGCGTTCGCGCGTGGTGGCCGCGAGCGCGAAGCCGCTGACGTCCTCGACCGGGATCCGTTCCAGTCGCTCGGAGAGTTCCTTGGTCTCGGGGGTGTGGGTCTCGCGCGTGAACTCGAGGTGGACGATGCGCTGCAGGATCGCGTCCGAGGCGTTGACCGCGGCGTTCTGGGAGATCACCACGGCGCCGCGGAAGGGCGGCTCGTAGGTGTCGTTGCCCGTGTTCTTGTGACCGCGTGCGCGGACGCTGCGGCCGTTGTACGCGGTCTTCAGCTCGTCCCAGTCGAACTGCCGGCCCTTCGCGTTCTCGGACTGGTCACGGTCGGACTCGATGAGCACGACCGGCAGCCCGGAGACTTGGGCGAAGTTGCGCGCCCGCGCCGCCTGGGTCGCCTTGCTCGGGTCGAAACCCTCGTAGTCACGCCGGCCGACGAGCTTCCAGAGGAACTCGATCAGCGTGGACTTGCCGGATCCCGGCTCGCCGACGATCTCGAGGAAGGGGAAGGACTTCTGCTCGGCGCGGATCTGCTCGGCGAACAACGAGCCGAGCCAGAACGCGATCGCCAGCACGCCCTGCGCGCCGAAGGCCTTCCAGACCAGGTTGGCCCAGTCGCTGCGGTAGGCGTCGCGGTCGTCGTTGATCGCCAGCGGGACCGACTGTGAGAGCGTCTTGAGGCTGAGCCCTCGGCGCAGCTCAAAGAACTCGTCGTCGTTGATCCGGTGGACCTCGCCGCCCTGCACGGCGAGGTCGCCGAAGATCCACGTGCCGTGCTCCCGCGAGTAGCCGATGAAGTCGATGGTGTCGACGCGGCGGATGTTGAACGTCTGCTCGCGCATCATCCGGTCGAGCTGCTGTGTGGTGCCTTCCCACAGCGCGCCCGGGGCGATGTGCATCAGCCGCTTCTTGAACTCGGCCGCGCTCGTGAGCTGTCCGGAGGTGAAGGTGTCCTGAACCGGTTGGCCGTCGTGCGGGAAGTCGACCCGGTAGTAGTACCAGGCCTCGTCTGTGATCGCGTTGGCCTGGTAGTACAGCGCCCGCGGCCAGCAGGAGGCGATCTCCGTGACCACGCCCGCCTGGCGCAGCGCCTGCTCGCGCTGCTCGGGCGAGAGCTGCTCGCCGTCGTCCGCGTCGATCTCCTTCACGGCGCGCTCATATTTGTCCATGTCGAGCTTGAACCAGAAGGCCCGCCGGCTGAACTCGAACGGGAACTCGCGGCGCTCGCGCCGCTGGTACATCAGCAGCGCCTTCTCGGCCGCGTTCTGCGCGATCAGCAGCGCGCCGTGGTAGCGGTACTCCTCGAGGTCCTCGTCGGTGAGCTCGCCGCGCTGCAGCGCATCGTTCCAGTCGCGCTTGCCGCCGCGGACCTCGGGCACCTGCGCCGCCCGGCACTCCCAGCCCTCGGCACGGGCGCGGCGTGCGTGCTTGATCGTGTAGGTCCGGCCGGCCTTGTCGCTGTCGAGCGCCCAGACCAGCGTCGGGCGCGCCTTGTCCGAGGCCCGGCACTGCTCGGCCAGGCCGGCGAGCGCGTCGCCCGGGTAGTTGTTGCACGAGATCGCGGAGACCGCGGCGAGGCCGACGTGCAGCAGCGCGATCGCGTCAAAGATGCCCTCGACGATCCAGATCTCGTCGTGCTCGGTGAGCGTCATCGACGGCGGCTGCCACCACTGCCCGCCGTACTCGGTACCGGACTTGATCCGCGCCTTCTGCTTGCCGAAGCGCTCGGGCCGGTCGATGAGGCGCTCCCAGTGGCCGTTGGCTAGCGGCACTCGCACGGTCGCGCTCGCCGCCTCGATCCTCGGGTCGTAGAACGTCTCCTGGCTGTACCAGCCCGCAATCAGCCGCAGGTCGAAGCCGCGGCCATAGCGCAGGTAGGCATCCGCCACGGGCGTCTGGCTGGCGGGCTCGGCCTTCGCGGCCGCGCTATCGGGCCGGCCGTAGCGATCGCTCCAGTTCTCGAACAGCTCGGGGAAGATGTCCTTGACGTGGAATTGCGAGCCGCAACGGTTCTCGCGGCCGCACTTGAGCATCCACGGCGCCTCGGCGTTCACAAACAGCTCGCGCTTGTCGCAGTCCGGGCAGCGCCCCTTCTGCAGGTAGCGGCCGTGCTCCCGGAACCCGTAGTCCTTGAGGAGTCGTTCCCGGATATCGCTGTGAAGCTGCGGATTCATAGCCGCCCGCAATTATCGGTACGCACCGGGGTGCGTCAGTGGGTGGTCTGATGGGATTTCGATCCGAGCGCGTGCACGCGGATCAGGTCCTTCACCGTGCAGGCGATCGAGCGGCCGTTCGGCCGGCGGATCACGACCACGTAGGCCGTGGATGCATCGACGTCGATCCAGGCCTCCTGGCCGGCGCATTCGATATCCGCCAGCGCCTGCAGCGCGGCCTGGCTGGCGGTGGACTCACTGACCTCGAGGCTGTCGATCAGGTGTGCGGTGCAGGCCTCGATCGCTTTGTCGCGGTTGAGGCTCAGGCCGTTGCGCAGCAGCCATTCCGCTGCGGCGCTGTGGGTCTTTGTTTCGGACATGGATGTGCTCCTCCTTGCTTCGGTGTTGGTCGCGGTACCGGAACGGCCGCGACGGTTATTGCTCAGCAGCTCTCCGGGCCGCGATGCGGTCCGCGATCCACTGGTCGATCTCGGATTCCACCCACGCGACGCTGTTGCTGCCGGTGGGTACGGGGCGAGGAAACGTCCCGTTCTTGATCCGCGCGTACATCGCCGATCGGCCGATCCCGACGCGCTGCAGCACTTCGGAGCAGCGCAGCAGGCGCTCGGTATTGGCAAGGTTCTCCGCCTTGTGCGCCCGCTCGGCTTCGGCCTTCTCCCGGGACTTTCTCGCGACGTCGTTCACGGTCAGCTCGACTCCGCCACGAGTTGCTCGCGCAGCCCCGGTGACAGGGGCAGGCGAACTTCCGGGTTCGGCTTGAGGCTCGGTGAGAGCGTCTGGAAGATTTCGAACGCGACATTCCCGCGCCAGCCGCATTCGGCGTCCTGGCATTCCAGAACGCCCTCTCGGCAGGTCGGCGTCAGGCCTTTGCTGCGCCGGATTCGGGCAAACCCGCCGCAATGCGGGCACGTCAGTCGAGGGTTGTTGCTCCGGGTCACTTGGTGTGGCCTCCACCCTGGGTGTGCATCTCTCTCCCTACTCCGGTGTCGGCGTCGCGCGGCTCGCCGCCGCGGGGTGCCAAGGCGCGCGAACAGCTCCAGCGCGCGTGCAAAGTCCTCGTGCATTTCCCCGGTGGATCGCGGCCAGGGATGCCTCGTCGATCTCGCCCTCGAGCGCCGTCTGGATCGCTTCGGCGGTCTCGCCGATATCGCGGGTCCACTTCGCGTAGGCGTTGAGCAGCTCCACGTCGGAGCCCGCGCCGGCGCGGGGCAGGCGGATGGCCACGTAGCCCAGCGCCGCGGCCTCGGCCTCGAGGATGCGGCCGTCCTGCGTGATCGCCTGGATCTTCACCGCCTCCGACAGCGAGAGGTGGTGGGTGTCGACGCTCGGATTGACCTTGTTGCACAGGGTCGACGGCGCGAGGCCCACGAGCGCTGCAAGGGCGCTGGCACCACCGGGGAAGTCATGCACGGCCGCGTACTTGGCCGCATCCAGGTTGCTCACGCAGTGGGGATGAGATCTGGCCTCGGGTGTTCTCGATGCCATCAGGACGTGTCCCCCTTACGCTCTGGACCCGAGTGGCGCGGCGGCTGCGTCATT